AAGAGAGGAAGGCGATCCTATTATTGACTCTCGTGTAGTTGATGGCTTTAACGTTCGCATGAGTGGACCCATCCTGACTATCTCATACCAGAGCGATATTAAGCTTAAAGATGTTTACGCTGGTGATATTGAAGCTGATGTTGAGGAAATGATCCAAAATGTTGCTAATTTTCTTAAAAAAGAATATAAAAAAATCACGGGCGATGCACTGACGCTAACCGCCGAGGGTGATGTTGACGTACTTGTTCAGAACACCTCTAAGGTTCGTGTTTTTGTTATTGGTAAGCGTAACTATAAAGTTGGAAACCTTGAAGGTGTTATTGAGGTTGGACTACCATCCGAAGATCGTTTAGATCAGTCTATTCGTGATTTTATCTCACTTGGCAAGCAGTAAACGATGATTAGATGCCCTTTGAACTTACAAAGAATGAAATAGTAAAAGAAATACTTAAGAGTGGAAAAGACCCAGTTTACTTTATCGATAACTACGCAAGAATCTCACATCCTCTTGAAGGCTTAATTCCATTTAAACTATATCCCTTTCAAAGAGAGTTGTTAAAAGATTTTAACGATCATCGCTTTAATGTAATTCTTAAAGCACGACAATTGGGTATCTCAACCACCACGGCTGCTTATGTTGCGTGGATGATGCTTTTTCATCGCAACAAAAACATTTTGGTTATTGCAACCAAGTTTCAGACAGCAGGTAATCTTGTAAAAAAGGTCAAACACATTATTAAAAACTTGCCTCCTTGGATGCAAATAGCAAATATTGATATTGACAACCGAGCATCGTTTGTCTTATCAAATGGTTCAGAAATTAAAGCTTCTTCGACATCAGGTGATGCTGGTCGTTCGGAAGCACTCTCGTTGTTGGTTATTGATGAGGCTGCCCACGTTGAAGGGCTTGATGAACTGTGGACAGGTCTGTATCCTACACTATCAACAGGCGGGCGCTGTATCGCTTTATCTACCCCAAATGGTGTTGGTAACTGGTTTCACCAAACTTATGTTGATTCTGAACAGCAACAAAACGATTTTTTCCCAACCATCTTGCCTTGGGATGTGCATCCAGACCGAGGCAGAGAATGGTTTGAGAAAGAAACACGCAACATGTCTCGCCGTCAGATTGCACAGGAGTTAGAATGTAACTTTAATATGTCTGGTGAAACGGTTATTCACCCAGACGATTTAACTTGGATGGAAAGCACAATCAAGGAGCCTCAATATCGCACAGGCTTTGATCGCAACTTCTGGATCTGGGAAAAGGCAGTTGATGGTTGTAGTTATCTTCTTTCCGCCGATGTTGCCCGAGGCGATGGAAAGGACAATTCTACACTTCATGTTATAAAGCTTGAGACAATGGAAATTGTTGCGGAGTATCAGGGCAAACCCACCCCAGATGTTTATGCCGATATGTTAAGCAGTATTGGAAAAGAATATAATAACGGAATGGTCGTTGTAGAAAATAACTCAGTTGGCTTTGCAGTATTATCAAAACTACAAGAACTGGGTTATAATAATATATACTTCTCTGTTAAGTCTACACATGAATATGTGGAGCAGGTTCGCGGTGAGCATATGTCCAATGCTATCGCTGGTTTTTCCACAACCTCCAAGACACGCCCGCTTATCATAGCAAAAATGGAGGAATTCATTAGAAATAAACTAATTACCATATATTCTTCACGAACTCTTAACGAGTTTAAGACGTTTATTTGGAATAATGGTCGTCCCGAGGCAATGAGAAGTTATAATGATGACTTAACTATGGCTCTTGCGATTGGCTGTTGGGTAAGGGATACAGCGTTTGAAGCAGGAAAGTTGGAGCAACAATATAGAGAGGCATTCGTTGATTCTATGTTTGTCGCCTCAACAAAGCTAAATACACAGATTAAAGGACAAGAAGGATACAGAGCAGATAATACCACACTCGACCAGAAACAAAAAGCAATTCAACAAATGCAACAGTTTGGTTGGCTCTATAAAGGATAAACATGGCAGAGAATAAAAGAAACCCAAAGAACAATCAGTCAGCACTTTTTAGGCAACTCACCCGTTTGCTTTCTGGTCCGCTTGTAAATTATAGAACACAGACAAGTCGCAAATTGTCTCGTGTACAATTAGACAAATTTAAATTTCAATCTGCCGCAGGTTTAAATTTTAAGAAATCCTCTTACAATCCATTTGAGCAATTATCCACAGCTATCATGGCTAATCAGTTGCGTGCCGAGCGATACCAAGACTTTGAGCAAATGGAATACACACCAGAGATTGCCTCGGCTCTTGATATTTACGCTGACGAAATGACCACCTCATCTGACTTGCAACCACTGCTCTCAATTAAATGCCACAATGAAGAGATCAAAGCTGTACTCAGCGAGCTTTACCATACCGTTCTTAACATTGACTTCAACCTTTTTGGTTGGAGCCGGTCAATGTGTAAATATGGCGACTTCTTCTTATATCTTGATATTGACGAACGCCTCGGCGTTACCTCTGCTATTGGTCTTCCCACCTTTGAGATTGAACGACTTGAAGGAGAGGATAAGACAAATCCAAAGTACGTTCAATTTCAATGGAACTCAGGTGGACTTACTTTTGAAAATTGGCAGATTGCTCACTTTCGTATCCTTGGAAATGACAAGTACGCCCCTTACGGAACCTCTGTTCTTGAACCCGCACGCCGTATCTTTCGCCAGCTAATTCTTCTTGAAGACGCGATGATGTCTTATCGTATTGTTCGTGCCCCCGAGCGTCGTGTATTTTACATTGATGTTGGAAATGTTGCACCAAATGATATTGAGTCGTATATGCAAAAAGTTATGACCCAGATGAAGCGCAACCAAGTTGTTGATGCTAATACAGGTCGTGTTGATTTGCGTTACAATCCAATGAGCACTGAGGAAGATTATTTTATCCCTGTTCGAGGAGGTGTATCTTCTCGCGTCGAATCGCTACCTGGCGGAACATATACAGGTGACATTGACGATGTTAAATATCTCCGCGACAAGTTATTCTCAGCACTCAAAGTGCCTGCTTCATATCTCACCAATATGGAAGGCGCAGATGAGGACAAGACCACACTTGCACAAAAAGACATTCGTTTCGCGAGAACAATTCAAAGACTTCAACGCTCCATCATTACCGAGTTGGAAAAGATTGGAATTATCCACCTTTATACACTTGGGTATAAAGGGGCAGACCTTATCAGCTTTAAGTTATCTCTTAATAACCCATCCAAGCTCGCAGAACTTCAAGAGCTTGAACACTGGAAAACTAAGTTCGATGTGGCAGGTGCTGCCACCGATGGCTTTTTCTCCCGTCGCTGGGTTGCTGACAATATCTTTAACCTTTCCGAAGAAGAGTTTATTCGCAATCAACGAGAAATGTTCTTTGACCGTCGCCTTGACGCAGAGCTTGAAGGCGTTGCACAAGCTGTTGAAGGTGAGGCTGCCGGGGGCGACCTTGGTGGAGACACTGAGGATCTAGGTGATGCTGGTGATACAATGGAAGATCTTCTTGGTGGCGACGAAGGCGGTGATGCCGCAGCACCAGACGATGAACTCGCAGCAGAACCAGAAGACGACACACTTCTCGCAGCCCCTGGTAAACGAGATGACCAAAGACGTAAGGGTAAGAGCGGTCCACGCACCCGTCGTACTCGCTCAAAAGCAAGAGGAGTTGAGATTGCTACCGCTCGCACTACCTACCCAGGTGGCAAAGGATACGAGTCTTTAAACCATCTTAGTAATCTTTCAGGCGAGTTTCGTACAGCAGGGTTATACGAAGAAGAGAAAGAACCTACTGATAATTTAGAAGAAAGACAATTATTTGAGGTCAAACAAGAAATGAAGAAACTAATTACGGAGTTAGATAACAGCAAGTTAGGTGGCACAAATGGCAAAAACTAAACATAATAAGAAAAGAAATACAGCTTTTTTATATGAAGCACTCGTCAGAGAAATGACTAAAGCAGTTGTTTCACAGAACAAAGAGCGAAAAAATAATATCGTTGATATCTTAAAGGAATCGTTTTCATCCAACAAGGTTCTTGGAAGAGAATTAAAACTTTATCAAGCAATTCTTGAGTCTACAGATTTAGATGATGTGACAGCAGAAAAGTTGTTATACAAGATCCGTGAGGCATACTCCGAGCTTGATGAGCAAGAGATTTATGACGCACAAAGCGCCGTAATCAAAAGAATCAATAAAGAGATTGGTTCAGATGTTTACAACAACTTTGTCCCTAACTATAAAAGCATCGCCACCGTATCTCAGCTTTTTGGTGCGGACTCCACCGCAGTTGGAATTAAACGAGGTGTTATTTTAGAGCAGCAAGTTTTAAAAACCTTAACTGCTAATACTGTTGAAGAATCAAAAACAGAGATGAAGCCAATTGATAATATTGTTTTCAAAACCTTTACCAGCAAGTTTAACGAGACTTATGGTGATGATCTTTTGTCGGAGCAAAAAGAATTGCTAAACCGATATATTCTTTCATTTAGTTCTGATATTGATATGAAGATTTATCTTAACGAAGAACTTGGTAGACTTCATAGTGCTCTTCAACAAGCGCTTGCCACTGATGAAATTAAGTCTGATAGCAGCATGACCGAATCTACCAATTCTGTTATTAA